CCTAACTTTCTGCAAGGTAACTTTTATAGGGGGGTTCGTCCAAAATAGGGAATTCCCTGAACGCAAGACGCAAAAAAGGACATGTCATGACTGCTCGAATTCCGGTTGAGGTTCACGCGATACACGGAACCAAAGGGACAAAAATGGGAACCAAGTTGCCTGAGCAAATCAAGCAAAGGATTCCATTTGCGGAGTGGGCGCAAAACCCAAGCGCTTTCAATGCGGCTAAGTTTGTCGAAGAGACTGCCGAATATTTGTATCAGGTTTACGGCATTGGCAGCGCTCAAGATCGGCATACGCTCATCATGCTTGCAGACCAACTCCAGATCTACGTTAACGCTCGACAAGAAATGCTAACTGGGGAGTTAGTGGTTTACACGAACGGCGGTAAAACCGCTGCACCAAACCCACATATTGCAATCGCTAATAATGCGGTTATTCACGCGATCAAGCTGATGAACGAATTAGGCTTAACGCCTAAATCTAGACTGGCAACCAACAAGACAGAAGATAAAAAGATAAACGACTTTCTAAGCGGGCCTAAGTTCGGAACATGAGATTAGAAGATGGCATTACTTACGCAGCGGCGGTAGCGAAAGGCGAGATCAATGCTTGCCGAAACGTTCGGTTGGCTTGCCAGCGGTTTCTAAATCATCTTGAAAACAAAGAGTGGGAATGGGTATTCGACCCTGGGCCGGTAAATCACTTCCTACAATTCACAAGCCTTTGCCGACATGTAAAAGGTCAATGGGCTAATCAGCCTGTAAGCCTTGAGCCTTTCCAGATACTCATCATCTGCGCGATCTACGGGTTCCGTCTTAAGCGGGATCGGTCTAAGCGCATGGTGCAAGACGTAATCGTTTACATCCCGCGCAAGGCAGGAAAGTCAACGCTTACCGCTCTCATTGCTCTTTACGAGCTCGCCTTTGGCGATGCCGGCGCAGAGGTCTATACAGTCGCTACTAATCGAGATCAGGCAAGCATTGTTTTCACTACCGCTAAGGGTTTCGTTGAAACTATGCCCCGAGAGGTTTCTAGTCTTTTCGTGTTGGGTAAATTTACGATAGTAAAGAACGGAGACTCTCAATCGGTGTTCAAAGCGCTCAGCAGGGACACTAAGCGTACGGGTGACGGGCTCAACCCTTCGTGCGCGATCATCGACGAGGCTTCGCAGATCGTCGACAGGAATACGATTGAGGTCTTGCACTCTGGGATGGTAGCCCGAGCGAATCCGTTGCGGCTATATATAACGACTGCTTCATTTACCCGCGACACAAAGTTCTTTGAAGATCTCCAGGTGATGGAGCATATTCTTCATCAGGATGTGCCGGATAACCCGCGATGGTTTGGGCTTCTTTATTCGTTGGATGCTGGCGATGATTGGCGAGACCCGACGGTCTGGCATAAAGCCAATCCCATGCACAATATCTCGGTTTCACACGATGCGATTGCCGCTCGATGCGAGGAAGCCAAGATAAAGCCGGCAGCGCTCAATGAGTTTCTTTGCAAAACACTTAACGTCTACGTTTCCGCCGAAACTGCGTGGGTAGATCGTTCACATTGGGATGAAGCTGTTGGTCTTACAGACCGTGAGCCCGAGGCGGTATTTATTGGTTTTGACTTGGCAGCAACGCGAGATCTAAACGCCGTTTGTACGCTAAAACGATTTAGCGAAGATGATTACGAGGCCGAGTGGAAGTTCTTTTTACCCGAAGATGGTTTCGACCTTTTACCAGCGCATTACCAGGATATTTTTCGACAGGCTATCAATTCGGGGATTTTGCATCTAACCGAAGGCAATGTTATGGACGACCGCGAGATTTCGGAGTATATTCTCGGACAAAGCCAGAAATACGACGTTCGTGAGGTTGGCTACGACGCATATAATGCGGCTGCGCTGGTTGCGCGACTATACGAAGCTGGAATGCCGGTTAAAAAAGTTGGGCAAGGGATGGCGGTACTTTCTAACCCTTCCAAGCATGTAGAGCGGCTTATTCTAGGCCATAAAATCAAACACGATGGCAACCCGTTTTTAGGCCACCAATTGGGAAACTGCGAAGTGTTTGTAGATGTGCAGGGCAACATCAAGGTCAAGAAGGCCGGAGTTGACCGCCACGCGAAGGTCGACGGGATCGTTGCCCTCATAATCGCCATGCACTGTAGCTTAGACAATCCGATGCCGTCTGAATCATACGGATTTAGAGTCTTTTAGGGCTAAAAATGGGCATATTCGACAGATTCCGCAAGAAAACAACCCAAAATGAGTCGAATTCGTTGTTCGGCAACACCGTTTTGGGTAACAACGTCATGCTCCGAGGTAAGGGGCAAGGCTACGGATCTAACCAGCTTCTCTATGTAACAACCTCTGCTGTCAACGAAGCTGGACGTTCGCTTGACATTACAACGCTTGCCAGAAACTCAACAGTCATGGCTTGCGTGGGAACTAAGGCTAGAGCGCTCGCACAATTGCCTGTAAAGATCATGTCGCGGCAAGCTGACGGTACTTTGGTTGATACGCAGACTGAGCCTGGGGTTCCTGAGCGCGAAAAAAACCGCGCAAAGTCGATTCTTAATCTTCTTGCTCAGCCTAACAACTTTCAGTCTCAATACGAGTTCTGGTATCAGTTCACGATGTGGCATGAACTGGCCGGTGAAACTTTCGTATTACTTTGGAGAAAGAACGAGTCCGATCCCCAACAGGTTCCGCTTGAAGTCTACGTTCTCGACTCGACGCTAATTGTTCCGCGTATCTCCGAGACGAGATACCCTTTCTACACGCTTACAAGCTCTTCCTACGGGTTTAACAAAGACGAACCCTTGCAATACTTCCAGGTTATGCACGTTAAGAGCGAGCCTTGGCAGGGTTCTTCTTCATTTAACCGCTTGCAAGCTGTCGAGCTCATTTCGCTTGATCAGGATATTGATCTTTACTCAAACTTCATCATGCTCAACGGCGCAAAGCCTTCTGGCTTGTTCCGTACTGAGCAAGTCATACCCGATTCCAAGTTCAAAGAGATCGCGGCGCGGCTGAAAGAAGCATGGACGAACATGCTTAACAGCCAGCCCTCGGACTTAAGCAAGCCTGGGCAGTCGATGCTATTAGACCAAGGTATGATGTATGAAAGTATTAAGCCTTTAACGCTGCAAGACGTGGACGCGCGAGAGTTGAAGAAACAAACGATGGCGCGGATTGCTGGCTTATTTGGTGTTCCGCCGGCAATGATCGGCGTGGGTGAATCTAAGTACAACAACACGCAGACGATGCTCGACGAGTTCTACAAGTCAACGATGATGCCGTTCATCACAAACATCGAGCAAAAGCTAAAGACAAGCCTTCTTGGTGGTTATCCCAATCTGTATGTGCAGTTTCAGACGCAGGATTTCCTAAAGGGCGCTCCACTGGATCAGATGAACTATGTTGTGGCCGGAGTCAAGAATGGCATTCTCACGCCCAACGAAGCTAGAGATTATCTTGGGCTTGATAGCGTGGACGATGGTGATTCTCTGCTTGCTGCCGGTGGTGTTGATAAGCCTATTCCCGGCTCTTCGCCGCAGGATACTGGCGGTGGCGGAAATCTTAAGGTCATAGGTAAAACCGGGCGAGCTGGTAATGCTTAAGGATGTTCTTCAGCGTCTTAAAAATGAGGCGGCAAAGCGTAAACCGCCGCCGAAACAGGTTGATGGTAAACGACAGGAAAAAGAGCGGGTAAATGAGCGGAAAAGTTAAAGTAGTTATTGGCGCTCCCTGCTCAGGCAAAAGCACTTACATAAAGAAAGTGCGTGGACCGGATGATGTAGTTGTCGATTTTGATTCGTTAGCTAAAGCGCTTGGTTCGATGGTTAGCCATAGATCAACCGGCGACATAAGAGAAGTGGCTTTTGCTGTAAGAGAGGCTGCGATACGAAGAATATTTCAGGGCTTAAAATCGGATGCTTATATTATCGACACAAGCCCTAAACAAGAAAACATTGCGCTTTACAGAAACCGACGCGTTGAGTTTGTTTTAATTGATCCGGGTTTAGAGGTTTGCTTAGAAAGAGCGCGTGAGAGGTCTAAAGGGACGGTTGAGAAAATTATGCAGTGGTATCAATCGCCGCCAGCAGTCATACAGGAAATGAATTTGATGCCAGCAAATGTAGACGATGTAATGCTCCATTCAGCGCAGCGGATACTGGAAAGAAGCTCGGTCGGTTCACCATTTAGGTTTATGTGAGGCAACTATGAAACATGTTCAATTCTTCACCGAGGCAAAGGTTGAGCTTGGCCGTATGGCTGATGAGGCAACCGGCGAACCTACCGGCGAGATCGAGGCAACCCTGACAACTTGGGGCGCAAGAGAAGGCGCAGACGGGCGCAGATTTTTCTACACGCCAGCGGCGTTCGAGATGTGGCACGAAGGCTGGATGGAAGCCGGCAGACCGTTGCCGATGTACTTCCAGCATTCAAGCGACATGATGCCCGTGGGCGAGTGGTCAAAGTTTGATATTACGGACGAAGGCATGACCGGAACCGGGAAACTTTTCCTGAATACTACGGCAGGATCAGATCTGTACACGATCATGAAGGAATCGCCGCGCATGGTCGGTGGTGTCTCTGTCGGCGCGTACGCTGACGAATACCAAATGGTCGATGAGAACGGCGAACCTACAGACGACCCTGACAGCTTCTTTCAGATCATGAAAGGCGGATTGGCTGAGGTTTCGATTGTGATGAACCCTAACAATCCTAAAGCTGAGATCTCAAGACTTGAATACTGGATGGGGGATAAACCAAACCCCAGGACGATTGAAAAAGCTCTGCGTGATGCTGGGCTTTCTCGAAAGGATGCAGCCGCTGCATCCGGCTTGTTGAAGTCGATCATAGAGCAGCGTGATGCTGCCGTGACAACTTCTCAACCCGCTAATCCGAGTGAGTCGGACGCAGCGGTGAAACTGCTGGAAGCGCTCCAATACCGCGAGCTGCTGAAGGCAATCGCAACCCGATAAAGGAACTATCATGCTTGAAAAAGTTATTGAAAAACTGGATGCAATCGAAGCATCTAACGCTGCAAAACTTGCTGAAACCGCTGAGGCTGTTAAGACTCAAGTTACCGAAGCTGTTCAGGCAGTCAAAGCAGAAACGGAGCAAAAAATTGCCGCTCTTGAGGCAAAAATTGCCGCTCCCTCTATCATTCGCCCCATCCACAAGACTGTTCGTGGTGAGGCAAACCGTCGCTTCCGCGATGTGCTCAAAGAGTACATGAAGGGCGGCAATCAGGTTGAGCGCGAAGTAAAGATCTTTGAATCGGTTGATCAGTTCGATGGGTACATTCGTGAAGCATCTGCGCTTACCGGTTCTGGTTATGACGTTGGTGGCCGTACCGCTTATGACCCCGTGTTTGCCGCTAAGCGTCTTGGCAATCCGATGATGGATCTTTCCCGCATCGTTGCAACTGACGGTTCGGCTTATCAGTTCCGCGTAAAGACCGGCAACGCTGGCGCTCAGTGGGGTTATACGGTGCAAAATAACGGCGCATCCACGACTGAAGCAACGTCGATTTGGCAGGTGATCCTCAAAGACTTGAACGCACAGTTCCCAATCCGTACTGCTGCGCTCGACGATATTGATGGTCTTGAGCCCAACGTTGTTGACGACATGCTAATGGAATTCCAGCAGGCAATGGCAACCTCGATGATCCAGAACAACGATCAATCGGGAACCGGAACCTCGGTATCAACTGGCGGCGCTGATGGTCTGCGCGGTTTGGATCAGTATGCGGGCGCAAATGCAACCTACACGGGCGGTACAGTTTCCACGGCTGCTTTTGGAACCTCGGGAACCGCAACCACGAACGGTCTGCATAGCCTTGCAACCTATGACCAGTTGACCACCAACGCAAACACTGTCGGTGCAAATAACATCGTTTATAAAGACGTTGTTAACTTCATCTACAGCTTGCCGCAGCAATACTGGACCCCGACTGCTCGCTTCATGATTAACCCAATCTTGTTGCAGGGCATCCGTGGTTTGGTTGATGATCAGAAGCGCCCAATCTACATCGACGGTCTGAGCCGTGACGATGGCATCGTTGGTAAGCTGCTTGGCTTCGATGTGGTTGTTAATAAGTACGTTGACAATCCTTCTCAGCCCACAACCGGCGCGGCAGGTACGACGTCTTACTACCCAATGTACTTTGCTGACTTCCAGCAGTTTCATACCATCGTTATGCGTCTAAGCATGGTTCTGCGTCGTTATGACCAGACGCTCCCAGGCTCGATCACGTTCTACGGCGAGACTCGCGCAGCAACTTCTGTGCGCGATCCAAACGCTGGCGTACGTTACCGTTCCACCGGCACTGCGGCTTAATTAAAGAGGGCGAAAGCCCTCTCCCTCTATGGAGAGACTATGAAACAGGTAATTTTAGAAGGGCTTAAGCAGGCTCTCCACGAGGGCAAAGCCACGGTGAACCTCGCTGAAGCCTCAGCCCTCACGGGCTCGGGCTCCGGCGTTGGTGGCCGGGTCTACAACGAAGATGTATTTGCAAGTCTGCGCTATTGGAACCCTTTCCGGGTTTACGCTAACCAGACGATGACCTCGGATTCGGATATTCAGTTTGTTGTTAAGACCGGTAACGCGGCTAACTCTACAAACCCTTGGGGTTACACAGTAAACGCTAACAGCGGATCTCCCAACATTGCCACGAGCATTTGGCAGCTTCCAATGCGCGTTATTAGCGCTCAGATGCCTATCCGCGCAGCGGCAATGGATGATATTAATGGTTTAGATGCAGCGCTCGCTGAAGATCTTGCGATGGAATTCAGCCAGATCGAAGCCGCGTCTATGGCGATCAATGACGATCAGGCAGGATCGACTACGACAAGTACAGGCGCAACTAACGGCTTGCGTGGTCTTAAGATGTACTCAGGAACAGCGGGTTCTACGGCGGCTTACGGTAGTTCAGGTACGGCCATTACTAACGGCATCCATACGCTTAACACGGTCGGCTATACGCATAGCGGCGGCATTGAGTGGGAAACTCTAGTGGACGTTGCTAACGCTCTTCCAGGGCAGTTTTGGAAGATGCCGGGAACGGCTTGGATGATGCACCCCACGGCGATCCAGACGCTTAGGAAATACACGCACAGCGGCAATTCTTACGCGCTTGTTGAAGTTGGCGAAGAAGGTGAGGGTCCTGCTGTAAACATCATGGGATGGCCGGTTATTGCCAATCCCTACTTAGATGCTCCCGCTGCCGGCGCTTCTCCCATTTACCTAGCCAACTGGCCTCGGTTTATGTGGATCGTTGACTATTCAGAAATGACGCTGCAACGCATGGAGCAAACGCAGCCTGGGACAATTACGATCTACGCGGAAAAGCGTTTGGTCTCGACTGTTCGTGATGTAACCGCTGGCGTTCGTTTGATCGGAACCTGATATGCCAAGCCAACTGCAAGGTAATTTCGGAGCGGGTTCTAGAAACCCGTTCAACTACTCGAAAGTTATTCAGAGTAACCGCGATCCGGTTACGCAATGGCTTACGCTCGACGAAATCACCAATCAGCTCAATTTGTTTGCGGATGAATCTCAAGATGAGTTTTTGTCGCAGCTTGAGCTGGCAGCGCGGATGGCAATTGAGGATTATTTAGGTGTACCAATCTTCAATGTGACGTATCAGGCTTCGTATCTAATCTCGGGTTTGATGGCGGCTCCGGTTTCGCTGGATCTTCCCGAAGTTTCGCAAAACGGCGTGACGATCAACTGGGTCAAGTATTACAACGACTTGAACCCTCCGGTTCTTACGACGATTGCAAGCTCCCAGTATTACTATGACCCGACAGGAAATAAGTTAGTTCTTTTCGAGGTTCCCAATAACGTCAATACTTACATGACCGCTCCAATGCTTTGTCAGTACACACTACAAGGCAGTGTTATCGGTCAGTATCCCGTGGTTAAACAAGCTGGTCTCATGCTTCTCACGCATTTCTACAATAACCGGTCGGCAATTTCCGAGTCTAAGCAGTATCAGCTTCCGTGGGCGATTGACCAGTTATTGCGACCCTATAAAACTTTGGTGATGTAATGGTTTTACGCGTCGATCAAATCACCATCAACAATCTGACGTTTGGGCTTACCAATCTTGGCGAGCAGACAACGACAGAGACCGCATGGTTTCAGACGCGAGCAAAAACGAAGTCTGTGCATAACCGCATTCGGACGCTTGAGAAGTTTCGGCAATACGACAATATGATTGAGTTCACTGTGAACTACACGCCCAACATGCGTACGATCTCAGACGCTCAAGAGGCTTACAGCATTTCCTTTCGCGAAAAGTCTTGGCGGATCGCTGAGGTTTACGAGCATGACGATAGGCAATGGGTAACGTTTACTTGTTACCGTAACGAACCAACGGTTGCAGTCTGATGGGTCAGAATTCAGCCGTTACCTATGCCCAAGCGATACAGGCGCAGCTAACTTCGGTTTGTACGCCAACGCCGGTTTATGCTGTGTTTAACCGCAACTTTGCAACCGAGCCGACGTTTGTTACTTGGCAGCTAAGAGATGTACATCAGCCGGTTTATACAGGCCCTCAATCGGTTAAAGGTATAGACCGACCTGTCTTTCAAGCGACAGTCTTTGCTCAGCAGATGGCGAACTGCTACTCAAAGGCTCAGCAGATTGTCGATGCGCTCCACGGCTATCAGGGAACATTTGGCGGCTTATTTTTTGTGGCGAAAGTAGACGTTGATTGGCTTTTCCACACATACGATAATGACAGCAAGCTACACCAGATTGTTTTAGATTCAACTTTAGACATTCCTTCGTGAGGTGAAAAATGGCTCTTCCTAATAAAGTTTTACCCGGCTTCAGCGCCTCGCTATATTGCCAGCCGGGGGCTGCGCCCACTCCTTTAACCACTGCCAACCTTAGCGTTTACGCGTCGGTTTCGGCTATTGCGGTTTCTGCTCAGCTTGTACCCGTTGAAGCTATTCCTGCATTTGGTCAAGACGATGCGGTTGCTAACTTTGCTGTCGCTGGCTCGCGTCAGTCTGACAAGATCCCAGTGCAATCTGCTCCAACTTCCATGACGGTTGTGGCCGCATGGAATCCAGCAGACACAAACCTTCTTTTGCTCCGCGCAGATGCTTACAACGGTACGATTGACCGTACATTTGTAATTGCTGCTACAGACGGAACCAATTACGTCTATTACGCCTTCAATGGCCGTGTATCGCAGTGGACGATTGATCCAGCTCCAGGCGCAGAAGCTCAGGTTACTTTTACGATTCATCCGCGAGGCAATCAATATGGCTGGTCAAACAACACTTGATGAATTAGTAGCGCTGATGGCGGAATTCACGGGCGACCTTCATGCAATGGCAAAAGGGCATCCCTTTACCCTTCAAGAGGTGGATGCCGCCCTACAGGAAGCCAGCCCCGGCGGGGCCGAAGCCGTCTGTCTTTCAGTGTTGAGAGCCCATGCAAAGAGCGAGTGATGATTTGCTGGCTTACTTAGTCACGCAAGCCCAGACCGGTTCTAAAAACTGGTTTGGGTATCCTCAACAAAGGCTCATCAACATCACTCTCTGCCATAAGATCGCAGAGAATCATGCGCCAGATATGACACCAGACGAAGTGGTAAATTATGTGATTCGTCTTAACGATCTAATCTTTAAAAAGATCGTGACCAATGGGAAAGATTGAGGTTAAGGGTTTTCGAGAGTTTGAGGATTCTCTTTTAGAATTAGCTCAAGAGTTCGGTACGACCAAAGCCCGTCGGTCTTTACTTCCCGGTCTTAAGTCTGCGATGGAGCCCGTAAAAGCGGCGATCCGGGCAAGAGTTCCTGTCGATACTGGAAAGCTGCAACTCAAAGTTCGCAACGGCGCAAAGGTTGCAACGGGCAAAGACAAAAAGAAAAAGTACCTTACTCGCGACACAGTTGCTTTTGGGTTTGTCGACGTTGGTGTTGGTTATAAAGATGCTAAGGGTGAGTACAGGCCAGCAGCAGAGGCTATAGAATTCGGTACGGCAGAGGTTCCTGCTAGACCGTTCATACGAAACAGTTTTCAATCAATGGCAAGCTCCGCTCTTGATCGGTTAGCGTCTCTCATGAGCGCTCACATGGATCTCTGGGCGGCAAAACAACGAGTAAAGGTTAGAAAATGAGATTACAAGACAAGTTTGGTTCTTCGTTCCAAAGACAGAAATACGCAGACATTGATTTCGCTGGTCATGCGTTAAAGGTCTATCTTCCTACCAGGAAGGAAATGCTTGAGCTTGAGGGCAAAATTAAAAACCCTCCTGATGCTCTGTTAGAGCAGGAATACACAAAGCTAGTCGATACGTTTGAGAAGCTCTACAAGATCAATAAAACTGTAGAGGTTGAGCGTAAAGACGATGACATTGTGGTCGAGGGTCGAAGCCTAAAAGAAGCATCACGGTTTAAAGCTCAAGAGATCATGCGCGAGATTGCGCTTATAAATTTAGTTGGTTTCGAGGAAGGGCAAGAGCTCTTCGCGCTTTCCTATGAGGATATTTCCGAAGCCTTCTCGCCGGCGCAGATTAAGCATCTAACCGAGCTAATCGAAAAGGCAGTAAACCCAGACTACAAGGAAGTCGAAAAAAACTAAAGCGGTCACTATATCGGCAGATTCGGGCGGCAATGATCTTTAACGGTCAGTCTCCCGAGGTCATAGAAAGCCTTGATGTAGTGACCACCCGAGAGTTAGAATTGATGTACCGCGATGGCATGATTGGCGCGAGACAAAACTTAATGTTGATCTCGCATCTGATGGCGATTGTTTATAACGCGTTGTCTAAAAACCCAATCAAGAGTCGAGAGTTTTTCCCGCATCTGGAGGAGTATTTCGTCCCTCCAAACTACATGACAAGACAAGAGCGAGACTTCCTGGCGTTCACAAGTTTGCCAGGGTTTAAGTCAGAGTTTTTAGACATCTTAGGGGGAAACAATGGCCGGTAAGCTAATCGCAGCCCTACAAGTCGCGCTAGGTCTTGAGAGCGCAAAGTTCGTTCAAGAGATCGACAGGGCTAAAGCCAAAACCCGCGAAATGCAAGTCAGTGTCAATTTGCTTGGCACTGCGATGGGCGCTCTACGAAGCCCGATGTTGCTTGCCGCCGCCGCTGCGGGAGCGTTTGCCACTTCGTTTTTCAAAGCTGCGGATGCGGTTAATGATTTTGCTGAAGGCTCGGGCTTAGCGATTGAGGAAGTCTTAGCTTTGCAAAGCGCAATGGTTCAATCGGGGAAAGAAGCCGATAACGCCGCGCAGATGTGGGATCGGTTCTCGGTAACGCTTGGCGCTGCCGCTGATGGTCAAAAGGAACAGGCGGATCTGTTCAAAGAATTAGGCGTAAGTATTGCCGACGCTGGAGGTTTGTTAAGACCCGAGATTGACATTTTTCGAGACTTAACGTCGGTTCTTTCCGGCATGAGCGCTGGCGCGGAACGCGCTCGATTACAAGTTCAGCTTTTTGGAAAACAGTTTGGCAATCTTGATATTTCCAAGATTGACCAACTCTCAAGGAATACCGATAAGTTTTCAGGCGAGGCAAAGAAGGGCGTATTAGCTATCGGTGAGATTGGCGACGCTATCGACCAGATGACGGAGAAAGCAAAGATCGGCTTTCTAACGCTGATGGGTAAAGCGCGTGACGCGTACATGGGCGTTAAAAAGTTCCTCGGCTTTGGCGAAGAGGAACCGGCGGTTCCTGCTCCGGTGGTTGGTGTAACGCAGGGCGGCAGGCAGTCAGGAACAAGGGTAAAGGCGGTAAAAGATTCGGGCGCGGAGTCTGCTGCAAAAGCGCTTAAGACTTATCTTGAAGGCTTAGACGCTCAGATTCTTAAGCTAAAAGAAGGCGAAGAAGCGGCGTTGCGGTTTGAAGCTGCAAAGCAAGGTGGGCCAGCCGGTCTTGCGAAGATGGAAGAGATTATCCGTCTGCGCCGCGAGGAAGCCGAGCAGCAAGAAGAGATGCAGAGGCTTACAAAAGAAGCCAATCAAGAGCTGGCCGCGATGGAAGATCTCCGCAAAATGCGGCAAGAACAGATCGTTAAAGATTACGAGCGCGAAGTTGAGATCGAAAAAGAGCGTATGCAAGTCATGTTAGACCTAGATCAGCAGGCTCAAATCATGGCAAACAAGCAATGGGAAGACATGCAGGAAAAGAAGAAAGACGGTCAAGAGCAATTAGAAATGCTAGAAGACATTCGGGATGGGTTTAAGTCAATAGGCACGACAATCGTTGAGGCATTCATGTCGGGCAAGTCTGCCGCGCAAGCGTTCAAGTCAGCCCTTTCCTCTTTACTGCAAAAGCTAGCTTCCCGCTCGTTAGACAAGTTTTTAGACACAATTTTCAAATCAAACATTACTGGCGCTCCGTCTTTGTTTGAAAACTTTATGTCTAACGTTCCCGTTCTGGGGAGCATCTTTGGTAAGCGAGCAGGCGGCGGTCCGGTTAACTCTGGCGCTCCGTATCTTGTAGGAGAAAGAGGGCCGGAACTATTTGTTCCAAGCATGGCCGGTCAGGTTGTTCCGTCTTACGCAATGGGCGGAACATCGACAGTCAATAACTACAACATACAAGCAATTGACGTTAAGTCTTTCGAGGAAAGAATCATGGGCAGCAATCGAGCGGTCTGGGCGGCTAACTCCTACGCTCAGAAATCTCTCTCACCGCGAGGCAGAGCATGAGCTTCCAAACCATTCTAGACATCAGCCAAACAATCACGGTTAACAACCGGCGTATGGTTGGGCAGCAATACTCCAGATCGGGGCAAGTAAGAACGGCGCTTTACGTTACATCCGTTCCCTGGGTGTTTACAGTCAAACCTCATTCGTTTCTTTACTATCCACAGGTTCGAGATGTAATCCAGACCATTGACAACCTCGACCGGCAGACAGCAGCGACGATTACGTTTAGCTCTACAAACCTTCAGTGGTTTACCGCTTACCAAGGGCAGCTCTCATCCGTTCAGGCTGCGGCGCTTACGCTTGCATCTGTTCCGGCGGCTAATGCAACGACGATTTCGGTGGGCAATCTACCAGCGGTTGCGAGCGGAACGATTGTCTTTGCTGCTGGCGATTTCCTACAGATCGGGAACTATCCCTACAAAGTAACGACCCAGGTTCTTAGAGGCTCGGGATCAACGGTTAGCGTTACGCTGCATCGACCGGTGATCGGTACACCGTCTGTCGGTACGCTTACGGCTGTAGGATCTGCTTGTACGTTTTCCGTAGTTGCTGAGGTTTGCCCAACGTACACATTACGACCCATGACCAACGGAGCGTTTGTCGATTGGGACGCTGATTTTGTCTTTAGGGAGAATGTGCAGTGAGTACCCCAATGACAGCGCTTTCTAGCGCAAGCATTACCCACGGTGAATTCGTCAAACTGACAACTTCAACAACAACCTACACATTCTGCAATGCGTCTGCCGCAATCACCGTCGGCGGGAATACGTTCTCAGGTTTGGGGAGCCTTCTTTCTGTCGGCGCAGTCAATCGTGAAATTAAAGCGACCTCGATTGATATGGTCATTGGATTGATAGGCATTGATCCAACAAACATTTCTTTGGTCTTGGGTTCTAACATTAAAGGCTCAACCGTCGAGATTTGGCGCGGGTTTTTTGACTCCAACTATCAGATCATTACAAGCCCTACGACGCAGTTTTTTAAGCGCTATCAGGGCATCGTATCCAACATGTCGATCACGGAAGATTGGAACGACAACATCCGAAGCCGTACCGCTACCGCTTCGATTTCTTGCACATCGTTCAGATCTATTCTAGAAAACAGAATCGCCGGCATCAAAACTAATCTTTCGACATGGCAGCAACGTTACGCATCAGATACAAGCATGAGCCGCGTGGCGGCAATCTCGGGTCAGTTTTTTGATTTTGGCGCACCACCAAAGTCTGGCTCTCAATCAGATCCGGCAACAGTTAATCCTTCGCAAGCAGACGTTACCGTTATTGAGCAGGGAGGATGATGAGATACGCAACCAAATACGATATGCCGCATCTTATTGAAATGATGAAGGCTTATGCAGATGAAGCAGGAATAGAGACACTAAAGCAAAATCAGAATGAAGGGCATGTAAAAACGCTCTTTTACGAGATGATAAAAGGTCGAGGCTTTGTTCTTATTGACGATCAGTTTCGCGGGTTCCTGGCAGCTTATGTAACAAGCAACTTTTGGAACAGCACGGTGAAAGAATTGCACGAGGTTGGTTGGTGGGTTATGCCCGAATATCGTAATACAAGCGTCGGCGGAAGGCTTTGGTTAAGGTTTAATAAATTGGCGCAGGACATGTTAGACCAAAATCGTGTTCAAGTAGTGCTAACTAGTCTTATGCACAATAGCCCGGAGATTGATTACACACGATATAAATTCAAGCCCATGCAAGCAACATTTTTTCGAGAGTAAATTATGGTCGGCTCAATTCTTGCCACACAATTATTAGGATTTGTTGCCGGAACGTTTTCTTATGCCGCTGCAACATTTGCAATTAATTTTGCAGTGTCCTATGTTGTTACTCGGGTGTTTGGATCTAAGCCTCCACAATCTCAAGACACCGGCGCAAGACAACAAGTTCCGCCGGCTAACAACAACTCCATTCCTGTGGTGTACGGCGACGCATGGTTAGGCGGTACGTTTGTTGATGCGGTTCTATCTACCGATCAAAAAACGATGTATTACGTTCTGGCGATTTCTTCCATTTCGTCAGACGCTTCCGCAACGTTCTCATTTGACCGCACTAAGTTTTACTACGGCGACCGTCTTGTTACTTTTGACAACACAGATCTAACCAAGGTTGTTTCTTTGACGGATGGGGCTTCTCCTCCAAATGTTGATGACAAGATTAGCGGTAAACTTTATATCAGTCTTTATACATCTACAAATGCCGGCGTTATAACCGCAGTCAACGGAACCGCTCCCAATGTCACGATGGGCGGCGCAGATATTCCGGTAGCTTTACGTTGGCCGGCATCTGGTCGGCAGATGAATGGATTGGCGTTTGCGATCGTCAAACTTAACTACAACTCAGACGCTGGAACGGTTGGGCTTCAGCCGATTACGTTTTACTGCAAGCATTACCCCAAGGGCGGCAGCGTAGCTAAGCCCGGAGATGTTTGGTACGACTACATGACCGATACGCGCTACGGCGCTGGCATGACGGGATTGGTCGATGCTACAAGCGCAACCGCTCTTAATACCTACTCCGATCAGACGATTACCTACACGCCAGCCGGTGGTGGATCTGCGACTCAAGCTCGATACCGAATCAACGGCGTAATTGATACGGGCAAACCCGTTTTAGATAACGTCGAAAAAGTTCTTGAGTGCTGCGACTCTTGGATGGCATACAACTCAGCATCCGGTCTCTGGTCGGTAGTCATCAATAAAGCTGAGACTTCTTCGTTCTCTTTCAACGATACAAATCTTATCGGTGAAATCAGAGTTTCTGCTATTGACATCAACCAGCAGATCAACCAGATTCAGATTGAGTTTCCATCCAAGCTAAACCGAGATCAACCTGATCTGGTTTACATGGAAACGCCGGCAGGGCTTCTGTATCCAAACGAGCCAGCCAACAGGCAGACCACAACGCTAGAGTTTACGAATGACTCCGTACAGGCTCAATACCTGGGAAACCGAAGGTTAGAGCAAGCGCGAGAAGATCTGATCGTTACCATCACTTCGACATATCCTGGCATTCAAGTAGATGCTGGCGATGTGGTTGACATCACCAACACAGACTACGGATGGACGAACAAACTCTTCCGGGTGATGAAGGTCTCGGAGGCAACCGTTGACGATGGGAATCTTGGCGCGACGTTAGAGCTATCCGAATACAACGCTGTCGTTTATGACGATGCGGCCATCACGGCATTTAGTCCAGCGCCTAATTCGTCGCTACCTTCTCCAAATTATTTTTCAAGCATTAATGCTCCAGTTCTTGGCGATCTAGCGCCAAGCGCGGCTCCTCCTACTTTTTCGGCTACTTGCACGATGCCGGCAGTCGGGCGTGTAACGTCTATAACGCTGTTTTACACAACATCCACAACACCGGCGGCGACCGATTGGCGTGTATGGAATTCTGCAATCCTTAACAATGGCGCAACGTTTGCCAACAGCTCGACATTTAAGTTTGACAACATCAGTCTGTCGTCTGGAACGTATTACTTCGCTTTCTCCGTAAGTAACGAATTCGGCAATTCATTGTCGGCCACAAGTTCTGCGCTAGTTTGGTCGCCAACTGCTGCGGCTGGACCAACAGGGCCAACCGGGAGTTCCGGGCCTACAGGGGCATCTTTTACAGGCCCAACGGGAAGTTCTGGTTTAGTAGGGATTGCTGCGCTTACGGCTTACTTGGTTCAGTCGCAATCCTCATCGACGCCAACATTTACAACGCCAACATCCGGCTCAGCCGTTCCTGCCGGCTGGTCATCGACGGTTCCCGCTGTGGCTATCGGTCAGGTTCTCTGGTACATCCAGGGACGTTACAACGCAAACGCGGTAACGGTTGATGGAGTTCCTGCTAACTCGACGGCATGGACGGGCCCAATCGCCGCGTCAATCTTCCAAAGTATTAGGTCTGATAATTACAACGGGCCAAATCCGCCAACAACAACTAACTTTGGAACGGCTGGTTGGTATCTTGATCAGCCCTCGGGCAACCTCTATGCAAATGCCGCCTATTTGCGCGGCGAGCTGGTCACGGGTGTTAGCGGAGCTCAGCGGGTCGAGATTAACAAAGGTGTGTCAAACAAAGTAGCGGTCTACAACTCAAGCAATACCCTGCTAGCATCGTTTGGCGGAACAGGAACATCGACTGATGCAATCCTTCGTCTTAATCCAGTTATTGCCGGAACTACCGCTTACGGCGCGACAACGGTAATCCCAAATCCAAGCGGCACAAATTATGTCGCCGCAAGTTACTACGGGCAGACGACCGACGCGAGCTTAGAAGGCATTCTTTGCGGTTGGTACACAGTTGGCGCAACAACGGTTCGCTATGGCACTGCGGGAACGAGAGATTACGGATCTGGTGTTGTCAGCGGGTTTTTAGGTTATCAAGACAATTCTTATTCGGCTGCGGTGCGAGGTTACAACAGCGCTGGCGGCACAGAAGTTTCTATTGCTGACTCTGCGGGATATGCGATTAATGTTAGAAGCGGTTCTATCCGATACGGGTCTTACACGTTCTCGGCATTTAATGGCTCAACGACTCAGTTCCTGCGTGGAGACGGAACCTTTGCAACGCCAAGCGGGGGAACGGTTACTAGCGTTAGTGGTACAGGCTCCGTTTCTGGCATTACGCTGAGCGGAACCGTAACCACGAGCGGGAGCCTTACGCTCGGCGGCACAATCAGTCTTTCCGCAAGCGACATACCAAATTTACCTGGAAGCAAGATCACGAGCGGAATCGTTTCCGAGTCATACGTTGGCGGGTTTAAGAATGGAACGGGAACCATAGTTGGGATTGCCGGAACCGGTTCGACATCCGTTCTTAATTCGTTTATCGGTTCCGATGGCGCAACAGCTTCAGACAATTTCGACTTGTTCACGCTATCCGGTTCAACCTACGCCGGCGTGTTTATTAACCAGCGCGGCACGACTTCCACTTGGTCTACGTTTACATCTGATGCTCGGATGAAAGATGTAGTCGGAGCGATTCCCGTTTCTAGCGCGATTGATGCCTACAAACAAATTGGTAAGCCGGTCGTCTGGAAGTGGAAGTTTGAGCAAAGCACAGAGACTTGGGGATATACCGCGCAGCAAGTGGGAAGTGGTTTACCGCAAGCGCTTATCGAGTCACCTATTCTTCCCAACGGCGATTATCAAAAGATTCCTGGCACAGATGAGCGGGTTTTGACTTTTGACAACAACAAGCTGCAAATCCTGAAAGATCTTGTAATCGCAGAACTAATCGCTAAAGTCGAAGCGTTAGAAGCTAGGGTTAGCGCACTGGAGGCGAAATGAACTGGTCAGTCACTAAACTAGAATGTCTAAAATCACTTGATTCTTTGACTGATGTAGTCATCAGAATTTCTTGGATCGTAAATCAAGATACAGAATCATTTGACGGTGTGACGACGCTCGGGCTTCCTGGCGATACATTTATCCCATTTGACCAGCTTACCCAAGATCAGGTTTTAACCTGGGTATGGGATAAAGTCTCAAAAGAAGGAACCGAATCAATCATCACGACAAGACTTTCGGAAAAGGCGAACCCCTCTACTATTGACCCACCCTTACCTTGGACATGACATGCCCTATTCAAGCAACAGTGGCAAACACTACATCACAAAAGTATTTAATCGCATCAACCCCAAGACCGTTTTAGATGTCGGCTGCGGATCGGGAACCTACGCCAAGCTCTTAAAAAAAGAAGGGCAAATATGGACAGGCGTAGAGATTCACCAGCCTTATGTTGAAAAGTTCGGGTTGCAAGACCTGTACGATCAGCTGGCAATTACAGATATTCGCAATTTACAAATCCCCAAAGTGGATGCAATCATTCTTGGGGATGTTCTTGAGCATATGGAAGTTGAAGAGGCGCAGCATCTTTTAAGTCGATGCAGGGAAGCGGCGCACTACACCATCGTATCCATTCCTTTAGGGTATTACCCGCAAGATGAATTTGAGGGTAACCCGCACGAAAAGCATGTCACTGACAATTGGAGCCATGAGGAAGTTCACGCGACTTTCGGTAAGTCTCATGAGCATGAGGTTGAAAACGAGATAGGCGTTTATGTTTATAAGCGAAGGCTTAAGTTTTGCGTTTACGCTATCTCAAAAAATGAAGCGCAGTTTGTAAAGCGCTTTTATGAATCAGCAAAAGATGCAGATTACGTTTTGATTGCTGACACAGGATCGACAGATGAGACTGTAAGTTTGGCGAAAGAATGCGGAATCATTACCCATCAAATCTCGGTCAGACCTTGGAGGTTCGACATAGCGCGAGACACTGCTTTGTGTTTGGTTCCTGATGTAGACGTTTGCATTTCGTTGGATCTAGACGAGGTGCTAGAAGAAGGCTGGCGTTACGAAATTGAGCGAGTATGGAACCCTGATACCACAAGGCTGCGTTATCAATTCTGCTGGGGCTGCGGCATCAATTTCATGTACGAGAAGATTCACGCTCGACATGGTTACCACTGGCATCATCCGGTCCACGAATACCCGAGACCCGATCAAAGAATTACAGAGGTTTATGCAGAGACTCCTGCGCTCTTGGTATCTCACTATCCAGACGCAACAAAGAGCAGGGGGCAATACATGGATTTGCTTAGGCTTGCAGTCAAGGAAGATCCTGCTTGCCCAAGGAACGCGTTTTACTTTGCGCGGGAACTAACCTTTTACAATCTTTGGGATGAAGCAATAGAAGCGTTTAAGAAATATCTCGATAACCCCGAGGCTAAGTGGTACAACGAACGAGCTTATGCCATGCGTCTGATGGGGCAGGCATATGACAAAAAGGGTAATCAGTGGGAGGCTTTATCTTGGCATCGACGGGCAGTTGCAGAGGCTCCAAACTGTAGGGAACCGTGGGTTGATCTTGCCAACTCTTGCTATATGAAAGGATTGTGGAAAGAGTGCCTTCACGCGGCGACGATGGCGCTGACAATCAATGACAAACAATTGGTTTACACGGTTGACCCTGAAGTCTGGGGCATGAAACCCTGGGATTTAGCGGCGATTGCCGCTCATCACTTGGGAATGCGCAAACAGGCATTAGAGTACGGCGAGAAAGCAGTTGAGTTGTCACCTGATGATGAGCGACTAAAAACGAATCTAGCTTTTTACAGACAAGCGGTGATAGAATCTTAAAAAAGACACGATAGCCATACGTTCAGTTGAGAGTGCTTAACGAACGTCAATTTACCGAGTGAGGGAACATGGCCGTCTTTAACAAGAACACGCTTACGCAAGTTAGTGGGTTCGACAATCAAATCATTGCCGGTGAGCTTGTCTATAATCAAAAGACTTACTGGAATCTGACGCTTAATAATTCAGACGGTACTCCGCGCAATCTGACGGGTTCCACGATTACAAGCCAAATAATCCGTCGCCAGCTTTCTAACGTTCGAGACTCTCGATATGGGCTCACGTTCGACATAGCAGACTACACGCCGCCTCCGTCGCCTGTAAGCCTAACGATTGCAAATCAAAATCTTTCCGGCGGTTCGTTCACATTGGTAATCGACGAATCCGCGTGGTCGGTTCTTTCTACTGACACAGAACTAGATATTAACGCTGCAAACCCGGTCGGTTTCTCTGGAAACATTACGGTTGCAATTCCTGCCAGCGGTTCAACCCCGGCGCAAGACTTGATTATTTTTCTCTTGTTCTTGGTGAGATCGAACGGGGTGACAAATTGAGCACGACAGTTACAGGCGCAAACCAGATTACGCTAGTTATAGACCAGGGCGTAATCGGCCCAACAGGTCCGGCGGGAAGCGGAACTGATATTGCGGTAAGTAATGCCGGGGTTCAAATAACCTCTGGTTTGAATTCGCTAAACATAACCGGTCCTGGCGGCACTGCTACGGCGGTCGGCGGTGATGTGACCGTAACGATTGTTGGCGGCGGGGCTACCGGACCTACAGGGCCTACGGGGAGCCAAGGACCGGCAGGAACGTCTATAACGGGGCCTACGGGAGCCTCTGTAACCGGTCCGACGGGAAGCCCTGGTGCTTCCATAACGGGACCTACAGGAAGCCAGGGAGCTTCTATTACTGGCCCAACGGGAGCCCAGGGAGCCGCATCAACAGTTCCCGGACCAACGGGCGCTACAGGACCCCAAGGGGCATCTATAACCGGACCAACGGGGGCGGCTTCAACCGTTCCGGGACCGACGGGGGCTACGGGGCCATCTATAACCGGGCCTACTGGAAGCCAGGGAGTGACCGGGCCTACAGGTCCGGCAGGGGGCGGTGGTAGCGCGATCGCCGTTTTGGACGAAGGAACGACGTTAACCACAAGTGTTACATCTTTTGATTTTGTTGGTGCTGGCGTAACGGCAACAGCAGTCGGAAATGCGGTTACGGTTTCAATCACCGGCGGATCTGGCAGCGTCGGTCCTACGGGGCCAACCGGGGCTTCTGGTGCGTCAATTACAGGGCCAACGGGTAGTCCTGGGGCCTCAATCACGGGCCCAACGGGTGCTCAGGGTGCTTCCATTACGGGGCCAACAGGTGCATCTATCACGGGACCCACGGGGAGTTCTGGGGCTTCGATCACGGGACCCACGGGGGCTACAGGCCCCTCAATTACAGGCCCGACAGGGGCATCTATTACCGGCCCAACCGGTGCTTCCATTACCGGGCCAACGGGAGCCCAGGGCGATCCTGGAGTATCTATTACCGGACCAACAGGGCCCCAAGGTGCTTCCATCACGGGGCCGACGGGGGCTTCTATCACCGGGCCAACGGGGGCCACGGGACCGTCTGGAACAGGAACAAATATTGCAGTTTCAGATGAGGGAACCCAGATAACGGCAGCGGTTTCATCGTTTAATTTTACGGGTTCTGGTGTAACGGCTACGGCAGTCGGCGGTGCTGTAACCGTAAACGTTCCCGGAGGAAGCGGATCGCCTGGGGGTTCTAGCGGACAAATTCAATACAACAATGCCGGTTCTTTTGGCGGTCTATCGGATTTGACCTGGGATGCCACTTGGGGCTTAAGGGTTAGAGGTGGCTATGATGTTAATTTTTATAATTTAGGCAATACTAATTTTATTGGGGTCAGGGCTCCATCAGCTTTGGCTGTAGATTACGAGCTTGTTTTACCGACTACTACAGGTAGCAATGGACAGGTTTTGACAACAAACGGGTCTGGGGTAACGAGCTGGACGAGTGTTTCAGGTGGGAGCGGTATAAAAGCCGTTACTGCCGCAATGATATGGGGTTAACATGGCAGCACCAAATTTAGTATCGCCATCAACTATTACCGGAAAAACGGTAACGGTAAATCTTACAACCACGACGGCTACGTCTGTATTAAGTAATGCCGCAAGTTCTGGTAAAGCCTTAAAAGTAAATTCGCTTTATGTTGCAAACACCACTGCAACGGCAGCTAACATTACAGTTAATCAGTATTCAGCCGCAGCTTTAGGCGGAACGGCGTTTCCGATTGCTTCGACAATTTCAGTGCCTGGGAACGCCACTTTAGTAGTGATCGACAAAGAGGCTTATATTTATTTAGAAGAAAACACGAGTTTAGGAGCAACTGCGGGAACTTCTAGCGCGTTGCAGATCGTCTGCTCTTATGAAGATATAAGCTAAGGAGCTGACATGCCCATAGGTAACGGTGGGGTCATTGGCCCGGCAAATATTCCTACCACGTCTGTAGCAAAAGGCGTGTGGTCGCTCATGGAGCAGATGATAGCCAAAAGTCAGGGTATTTGGCCGGTTGCATCTTCGGGCTACACCGTCGTCCAAACCTTTACCGGTATATCTACTTGGACTTGCCCTGCTGGTGTTACTAGTGTTGATTACCTAGTAGTTGGTGGTGGCGGCGGTGGCGGGTGTACAACAGGTGGCGGTGGTGGTGCTGGCGGTTTTAGAACTGGAACAGCGGCAACCGTTTCTGCTAACACTGATTACGTTATTACTGTAGGCGGTGCTGGAACGGCAGGAACCGGTTTTAACAGCGCAGCCGCTGTTGGTGGAAATGGTTTTAATTCGTCTATTGTAGGTGGGTCAAGTCCATCTCCTTTTGCTTCTCCGGGGATTGTGTCAACTGGTGGTGGCGGTGGTGGAGCGTTTAATCAATCTAATGGAAAAAATGGTGGTTCCGGAGGTGGCGGGGCTTATGATATTTATCCAAACGGTGGGTCAGGAGATACACCAAGCCAACCATCCGCTGGAGGTAATGGCGCCCCTGCTGTTCCTTATCAGGGTTTTGATGGCGGGAATAACGGATCAGTTTCCAATACTGGTAGTGGTGGTGGCGGAGGTGCTGGAGGTGCTGGATCTAATGGTTCGGCAGGTACTGGCGGAAATGGTGGGCCGGGGCAGGCATCAACAATCACAGGGTCTTCCGTAACATATGCTGGTGGTGGCGGCGGTGGCGGTAATCCTGGTGGGTCAGGTGGTTCTAGTATTGGTGGAAATGGTGTGTTTAACCCAACTGGAGCCGGATCAGGGGCCACAAATACAGGTAGTGGTGGCGGTGGTACAAGAAATAACGGCGACAGTGGGTCGGCGTCGGCTGGCGCAGGCGGCTCCGGCATAGTTATCCTCAAGTACACCGTAGCATCCCAAACCGTATTTACGTTCAAAGGCACTACTAAGTGGACATGCCCGACAGGTGTTACCAGTGTTGACTATCTTGTGGTTGCGGGTGGTGGCGCCGGTGGTGGATCGCAACCGGCTGAAAAAGGTGGTGGTGGTGGTGGTGCTGGTGGTTTTAGAACTGGCACAGGATTGACTCTTACGGGCGGTCAAGAATATGTAATTACAATCGGTGCAGCAGGGGCTGGCGTATCAAGCGGTCGTGGTGGTTCTGGCGGCGATTCGTCTATAGCAGGATCTCCAATTACTGAAAGTCCTTCTGGGGCAGGTGCTAATACTTTTAAGGCTTATGGTGGCGGTGGCGGTGGTACAGGTAACAACACCTCACCAAACAATCTTGGCGCTTCTGGAGGAAGCGGCGGTGGCAATGGTGGTCAAAATGTTGGGGCAGGCGGCTCAGGCAATACCCCTAGTACCACACCTAGCCAAGGAAACAGCGGCGGATCATCTTCCAATAATAACAATGGAGGGTCAGGTGGCGGCGGTGCTGGAGCGACTGGTGGCAACACAACTAGTAATTTAGGAGGGGCGGGCGGTAACGGCACGGCATCTAGTATTACTGGTACTTCAGTAACCTATGCTGGCGGCGGCGGCGGAGGTTCCTATAGTGGTGCTGGCGGGGCAGGCGGAAGCGGAGGCGGCGGAGCCGGCGGTACTGGCGGTGGAACGACTTCAACTCCTGGTACAGATAACACTGGTGGTGGCGGCGGGGGCGCTCCTGGTAACACTGGAAGCAATCGTACGGGCGCAAACGGCGGCTCCGGTATCGTAATCATAAAAATCAATCAATAACATGACTACAAAAGTTTATAAATTTCTTGGAATCGATACAGCCATGCACTTGCTTCGTCCAGGTGCAAAGTGGGAAATATCAAACAACGTGTTTACTCGGTGGGATGATCCACGGCCATGCCCAAGCATAGAAGAAGTGTATTGGGTCATTGACAAGATCAGAGAGTTTGAGGACAGCATCCCTACGATTTACACCGACGAACAACTGAAAGAGATGGGCATAGCTAAAGAGGAATTTGAACGTGCAGTTGCATAACTTATTCCCTATCCCTGTAGGCTTTGCAGAGCTTGGTAGACCGCTGAGCGATGAGGAGTTGTTCTTCATCCGTGAACTGCCAACACGACCTAACATGGGTAACACCACAAGTACGAACAACTTTGTACTGCGTGACCCTGCGCTAACGTCCCTGCGTTCGTTCATAGAAGATGCGGTATCGGATTACTTCAAAAGCACAGTCAATCCAAAGCACAATGTAAGCCTGAGAGTCACTCAGAGCTGGTGCAACTACAGTGAACCAGGGCAATACCATCACAAACACGCACACCCAAATAGTTACATCTCAGGCGTGTTTTATGTTCAGACTAACGCTGATGACAGGATTTACTTCTACCGTGATGGCTGGCAGCAGATTAAGTTTCCACCTGAGCAGTGGAACCCGTACAACTCTGAAAGCTGGTGGTTTGAAGCCACTGCTGGCAAGCTGATTCTGTTTCCATCGTCACTGACGCACATGGTTCCTGAAGTCAAAGGCGATGACACTCGGATTTCACTATCGTTTAATACCTTCCCAGTCGGTGTTGTCGGGGAAGAGATGGACTTAACTGGATTAAAGCTGGAGGCGTGATGGGACACTACGCAAAGATTGATGAGAACAACGTTGTAACCCAAGTGGTTGTCGTTGATAACAAGGACATGTCTGATGCTTCTGGCGTTGAGAAAGAACACATCGGCGCAGCGCATCTTGAGAAGATTCTTGGCGGCACTTGGAAGCAGACCAGCTACAACGGCAACATCAGGAAAAATTACGCAGGGATTGGCTACACCTACCGAGCAGACATTGACGCCTTCGTGCCACCACAACCTTTTGCTAGTTGGACGCTTAACGCAGACGCTCAGTGGGAGCCTCCGGTAGCAATGCCTTCCGATGGCAAAATGTATAGTTGGGATGAGGCAACTTTGACATGGGTTGAAAATGGACTCTCAAACGCTCCTTAACGCTGTCTTTGGCATTTTGTGCACTGCTTTTGGTTGGTTCTTCCGCGTGATGTGGGAAGCACAGCAAGAGCTCCAGAAGGACTTGAGAGACCTAGAGAAAGGCTTACCTCACGCTTATGTTCTAAAGCCTGATTACGAAAAAGACATCAGCGACATAAAAAACATGCTCGCTAAGATCTTTGACAAGCTAGACCATAAGCAAGATAAATGAATTGGTCAGACGTTCTTAAGGCAGTCATTCCCGTAATCGTTGCTTCGCTTGCTTGGTTACTAGGTCAGGTTGCAGACTTCTCAACGAGGCTGACAAAGATAGAGGGCTCAATGCCGGCGCTTATCACGAAGGAAGGCGTTCCTACTGACAGCCCGATCAGCGCAGAGAAACGAGCAATGCAGAAAGAGCAACTGATGCACCATATCAACGAGCTGCAAGTCAAAGTCAGGCTTTTAGAAGAGCGCGAAAGGTTAACCAAAAAATGATGACTTTGCTTTCGTCGCTTCTTTCTTTTCTGGCGGGCGGAGTTCCCAGGTTGCTCGATATTTGGCAAGACTCCAAAGATAAGGCTCACGAGCTACAGCTTGCACAGATGCAGATCGAGCGTGAGCTAGAGCTTGCAAAAGAGGGCTTTGCAGCTCAGCAAAGGGTCGAGGAAATACGAACGGAGCAAGTACAAATACAAGCGCAAGCAGACGAGATGAAAGCGCTCTACGCGCACGATATAGCCCTTGGCGACGGGGTTTCGCAGTGGGTAAAGAATCTCCGAGCCCTTGTTAGACCGGTAATTACTTACGGCATGTTTGCGCTACTAGTCTTTGTGGATGTTGCTGGCTTTTGGTACGCGTGGACAATGAACGTACCGTTTGATCAAATGCTGAATCAGCTTTGGGATGATGAGACGCAGCAGATCTGGGCTGCAATCATTGCATTCCATTTCGGAAGCCGAGCATTTGCAAAGTAAGTCTCTTGAGATGCTCAAGCATCACGAAGGTGTAAGGCTTAGACCTTACCGCTGCCCGGCGAGATTGTGGACAATCGGCGTAGGCCACGTTATCGACCCATCACACATAAGGGTGAAGTATGAAGAGAGACTCTCTTTACCGATCCCAAGCGGATGGGATCGAACGCTCACGATGGCAGAAGTCGATGAGATTCTGGCGGCGGATTTACAGACATTTGAGGCTGGCGTTCGCCGATTATGTCCTGCTAGCCTTACTCCTAATCGCGCTGATGCACTCGCCAGCTTTGGGTTCAATGTTGGATTAGGGAACCTTCAAAGATCGACGATCCGAATGCGGCATAACCGTGGTGATTACGCTGGAGCTGCGCAAGCCTTCATGATGTGGACAAAAGCTGCTGGCAAAGAGTTACCAGGATTGGTAAAGCGTCGGCGTGATGAATCTATGCTTTATTCAGCCGGATAAGAGCGTCTTTGACCATTTGGCCGACGCTCTCGCCGTGGTGTTTTGCTATCTGCTCGATGAGCGGAAGCCGCCGAGTCTTAGGCTTCGACAAAAGCCAGTGAGCCCAATCCTCGACGACCAGCGGCATAACTTTCTCATAAGCTGCCGCAATTTCCTGTCGATCACTGCTCTTGACTTCCTTGATGATCGACAACCAGTTCTCCGAGGCTCCAGGCTCGAAATGCTTTATGTTTTTCGATGGTGTCTTCGCATTCGGTTGAGGGCGGCTTCCAACCGTACTGTCGCCAGATCTCCTCGACGGGCTTGAAGGTTCTGGGGGTTCTTTGCTCTGCAATTAACTCTCTCCAGCTCATCCTAATTTCCTTTGCATTGTGTCAACTTCTGTTAAAAAAGTCATTACGTCTTTCTCTAAGTCTTCAATGTCTTTGCGCTCTGGTTGAAAACGAACAACAAACAACTGGAGATGCTCGGGCAGCCGTGGATCAAACGATACAAAATCAACCCACTCTCTACCTGTACATGCGAGCTGTGCAAGCAGCTGATTTTTGTGTTCAGAAGGTACGGTTCCTTTCATCATCCAGCCTAAATGCGTGGATGTTTTAGGGCATTTGATTTCCAGTAAGCCATCTGTCCATACCAAACCATCAGGCGATGCTGCAAAGTTTGGAATCGTCGGGTGATTGACGATGGCAACCTGCTCGACCCAGATGCCCGTTTTGATCTCATATGCGGCTCGAGCAAGCGGTTCGTTGGCCGTTCCCCACTCCATGTACGCATTTGTATAAGACTCAATTGGTGAGCCTGTAAGACGCTCTGTAATGATGTCTGCAATGTAGTCGGCTCGAGTTGCCGTTCCTTTTTTTGCTCGGGCAGCGGAGACACGGGAAGCTGTCACTTTCCCGAGCCGAGCAAGTTTCCATTCCTCGGTTCCCTGCTCCATCAGAACGGAACCTCATCATCGTTATCGACCTCGGCTTTAGTTCTGCCGCTTAACATCTGCATCTGGTCAGCAACGATCTCGGTGGTGTACTTGTCGTGACCGTTTTTATCTGTCCATTTTCGAGTTTCTATTCTTCCCTCGACGTAAACCTGAGATCCTTTCTTTACATATTTATCGACGATCTCGGCTAATTTTCCCCAGAAGACAACGCGATGCCATTCTGTCTTTTCCTGGCGCGTACCGTCTTGCTGCTTCCAAGAATGTTTCGTTGCTAACACCAGAGTACAAACCGCAACCCCAGCATCCGTGTATTTGGTCTCTGGATCTTTGCCAGCGTTGCCGATGATGATCGCTTTATTTACTGAACCCATAACTTTCCTCTTTCAAATAAAAACCCGATTGTTTTGCGGTGGGCTTCTTCCCACATTGCTTCTTTCTCTTGTTTGTTCATCCGATGACCTTGATCTATAGCCATGTGACACCGATAACACAAGGCGGCTATTCTGTAATCGTGCGCCTTTATCCCTTTGCCTTTCCCGTCACGTAGCTGGTTGGAATGCGCGGCTACGACGGTTCCATCTTCCGCGCCGCACAAAACACACTCAAACTCACGAACGGTTTCCAGTAGTTTTTGGTTTCTATACAAGTTTCATCTCCGCTCTGTTAGACGCTTCCTGAGACCTCCAGACTTCGATGTGAGCTTGGGCTGAGATCATCTTCCATCTTAGAGCTTCTTCTTGTTCCACGGCCTTTTTAAGCTCTTTCAGAAGCTCTTGGTAATCCTCATGCGCGTAAGCGTCACGTTCTTGAGCTGCAACCGATCCTTCCATGTCTTGCATAAGCAGGGCTTTTTTTACCTTACGAAATTCTTCAAGATAAACGCGCTCTGCTTTTGCCTTGGCAATCAGCTCGGAGTTCTTGTAGATAAACTCAACTGCTTTGTTGGGTGACATTACTTAATGCCTAATGCAGTTTTGCGTTGATCTTTAGCCGCAACAATTGCTTTCTGTAGCTCAGGCTGGCCTTTGTATTCCGTGTGTAACGCTTCGTAGACTTCCCTCAGTGTTTCTTTTGTGGCTCCAGCAATCAGCATCAGTTTGTCGGTAAATTCTGGCGTATGCGCCTTTACTTCGTGCGTGGTTGCGTCAGCGTCATTATCGCCTTCTGTCGGAATACAAAACGCTTGGAACGCCGCGTACTTATAAGCTGCCGACATAGCTTTATTTGTTGCTTTGTCGCCAGAGTCCATCGCTTCACCAAACGTCTTAACTGTGTGTTTAGTTCCGTCATGCGACGAGACAAAATCGAACTCAACCTCGACCACGACATAGAACAGCGAAGATCCGCTTTTTCCCATGCGCTCGCTAACCTCACGGCTAATAACGCGAGGCAGGATTACCAAACCGTGTTTACTGATGATCGGAGCAAGCGCGTTGTAGACATCATCTATGCCGCGAAACCCGTATCCCTGCTGAGTGTTTCTGCGGTCTTTAGCGATGCCTTGCTGGCAAAGGTCAGCAGAGACTTTGGCAATTAAGTTGTAGACGTTCATAGTCACCTCACGAACAGGAACAGCAGGAACCCGTAAAACATCCCTAACGCTACGAAAGCTATCCATTCTATTTTCCTCATGTAAAACTCCGTTAAGTAAGAAACTTGACTATAGAACAGGTATCTTAGACTTATGCACACGGGCAGACGAAAGGCGGTAACCAGCAGATGAGCGGTAAATCACCAACACAACGATCACTAGAAAAACTCAGATCTGAAGGCTATCTCTGCCAGATTGTCGAGCGCTGGAATCCACATGCCAAGATCAGGCAAGACCTATTTGGCATAGGCGACATACTGGCTATAAAAGCCGGTGAGACGCTACTGGTACAGACCACGAGCCGAGGTAATGTTGCTGCTAGGGTAACCAAGATACAAGAATCCGAGCATTTGTCTACGATCCTGGCGGCAGGCTGGAAAATCACCGTTCACGGATGGGGGAAGCTAAAGGCAGGATGGACTTGCAAGATTGTGGATTTTTAATCTAAGATGCTAGAGTAGTAACGGCAAGGGATACCCCGACGGGGGGAAAAGCGGATTCTTCACCCGCCTGCCCTTTGCATCATCAGTGAAGGCACCTTTTGAAGAGAGGTCAAAAATGGCGAAGTCTTATCGCAGCCAATATCTCGATCCGAGATGGCAAAAAAAACGTCTTGAAGTTTTTCAGGCTAATGATTTTTTATGCAGCGTCTGTAAGAGCGGCGAGAAAACATTGCATGTACATCACAAGCAATACATATGTAACCGCGATGTATGGGATTACGAAAATGAGCAGTTAGCTTGCTTGTGTGAGACCTGCCATAAAGTTTTCCACGACAGCTCTGACTTGCTAAACGAAATTATCTCAAGGCTTCCTGACGAGCCAGCATTTAGAAATGAAACGGCTTTTTTGATTGCTGGCTTCCAGGCCGTAAGCGTTTCTTTACCCGAAGACAATCCAAACGCAAAACTTGTATACGAGCTAGGTAAAAGCGCAAGACAGTTCTTTCATGCGGCTTGGAATTTTTATTTGAATAAAGAAGAAGGGAAAGCTAAATGAAAAGGCCTTCCTTTCAGTTTTACCCGGCAGATTGGTTAAGAGATACAGGCCTTAGATCCTGCTCTACTGGAGCCCGAGGGCTTTGGATTGACATGATCTGCTTTATGCACGAAGGTAAACCTTACGGTCACCTTAAGGTTGGCGATAAGGTTATCCTTCCAGATAACCTTGCCCGTATGGTTGGTGAGACCCTTGAGGTTGTTAACGCTTGGCTTAACGAATTAAAGGTTGCTGGCGTTTATGACGTAGCCGAAGATGGTTCTATATGCTCGCGGCGCATGATTCGTGATGAAAATCTTAGAGAAATCAGGGCTTTAGGCGGGAAAAAGGGTGGTAATCCAGCTCTTGTTTCTAAGGGTAAGGTTAACCTTGAGGATAACCATGAGGTTATAAAAGAGGTTAAACAAAAACCAACCCCTTCATCTTCTTCTTCATCTTCATCTTCAAATAAGATTAAAAACATTATTGTCGAGAAGCCAGAAGGTGTTTCTGATGTTCTCTGGAGATCTTACAAAGAGCTGCGAAAACAGAAAAGGGCTCCGCTTACAGCCGCAGCATTTGAAGGCTTGAAAAGAGAGGCTAAGTCGGCCGGCATGACTATCGCTGAAGTCTTTCAGCTTTCATGCGAGCGAGGATGGGCTGGATTTAAGGCCGAGTGGATAACTGACGACATAAGAAAAGACAATCACTACAAGAATGCTATTGATGTCATCTTTGGCAATAAGCGAGAGATCGACATTACGCCCCACCAAGATCTGCTGGAGGGCTAATGGACATTCAAATTATCGAGGTCATCTTTAAGAAGATGGCGCTTACCTATGGCAAGGCTTTTGTAGACCAGTACAGAGACGTTCAGATCCAAGAAGTGATGCAAAACTGGGCTAAGGAACTATCAGGATTCCGGCCGCATGAGATTGCTTACGGGCTTGAGTGCTTGCCAGACAGACCACCGAATGTCATCCAGTTTCGCGCCGTCTGTCGGATGGCGCCGCCGCCTATCGTGAAAATGCTTGCTGCTCCGATTGATAAAGAGCGAGGATTGCAAGAGATCAGCAAACTTAAATCACTGATGAGGCGAGCATGAAAGACGAGAAAGTAGACCAAATCATCAAGAAGGCTGTAAAAGCTGGCAAATGGCCGTTTCCTGCGTTTGTGGGTAACAAATGGGTCAAGCCGAAAAAGATTAAGCCTGAGCCTATTCCTTTTGAACCAGCGTTGTGGTGACTTATGACTAGGAACGAAAAGCGTTTATTCAATTATTGGCAGGAATTTATTGATAGTTATGAAGGTGCAGGGTTTAGCTATCAATTTATCAAGCAATCGCAATTTGTTGCTCCGGTTGGTAACGTCATGCGGCTCATGGTTCCGATCAGACCGCTTTCTCAGCCTTTTATTTATATGAAAGTTCAGAAAGAATTCGAGCAATGGCTAAAGGAAAAACACAACTGGAAAATCAAGTTGTACTTCCATGTTGTCGTTTGGAATGAAAAGTTAGGCGAATCAGAAATGTTAATAGATGAAGCAAACAGACATCTTCTTGCAAAAATGAATTGAGGTGGCTATGAAAGAACATCACGAACTTGTAAGACAGCTTGCAAAACCTGGGGAAGAGATCATCGACGATCTGACTCCGACGCAAGCGTTTGCCCTTCACATGGCAATAGGCGTATCTGGTGAGGCTGGTGAACTGTTAGACGCAATTAAAAAGTTTGCGATCTACCAAAAGCCTTTAGACCTGGAGAGCGTTGTTGAGGAACTGGGCGACATTGAGTTCTATTTGCAAGGCATTCGGCAAGCATTCTGCATAGACCGCGAATACGTTCTGCAACAGAACATAGAAAAGCTGAGAAAACGTTACGGCGAGAAGTATACGAATGCGGCAGCGCAACGCAGAGCGGATAAATGCCCACCGTGTAACGATGTTTGTGAGCAAGGAAGACTATGCCCAGCGAGGAAATTATGAGCAGAGAAGCTATGCAGATGGCGCTTGAGGCGTTGGAGAGTGTGACTGGGAATTTCACGCGAACGCCAAGCACTTTGAGAGACAGTGAAGTCCGTGGAGAGGCACACAAGGCCATCACCGTCCTGCGCCAAGCACTGGAGACAGAGCAAAAGACCGCAGTATCGCCCGGTAAAGGTACAGGTTTTAATCACTTCCGTGCTAGCGCCATCACCGTACTGCGACAACCTCAAGAGCCAGTGGGGCGGCATGAGCCAGAACCTACGGCGTGGCAGTGTCAATGCGGTAAAGCGTATACGGTTACTTGTATTTCAAGCAAACCAGCTAAGCGTGAATGGGTTGGGCTGACGGCTTATGAAATACAAGAGATCCATTCAGGAAATCAGCACTGGGGTGATTTTGCTTGCGCCATCGAAGCCAAGCTAAAGGAACTCAACACATGAGCAGAGAAGCTATGCAGATGGCGCTGGAGGCGTTGGAGGATGCAAACGATGTGGCTCGCATGGAATTTAGTGATGAAGATTACTACTCGGAAGCGATTAACGCCCTGCGCCAAGCACTAGAGGAAAAGCAAGAGCCGGTGGCGTGGATCAGCGATAGCCCCACAAAAGGAAACGGAAAGCAATTACATTGGACTAAATCAGAGGCTTGGAGATGGTCAAGCAATATCACGCCCCTCTACACCGCACCACCAAAGCGTGAATGGGTTGGACTGACTGATGAGGAACTCAAGCCGTTATGCGATGAAAACCACATTATGTTTGGCGCTTACACCGTTGACTTTATTCAAGCCATTGAAGCCAAGCTAAAGGAAAAGAATCATGGATAGAGAAGCCATTGAAGAAGCGATAGAAGTGCTAGAGGATGCAAGCGCAGAGATGCTGATGGAAACAGGCGATAAAAATTACTACGTCGAAGCCATCGCCGTTTTACGCCAAGCACTGGAGACAGAGCCGTTTGAATACTGGAACGCAGTTGAAGGGTGGGTAAAGATCGACGAGGTGCGTGAGCATTTCGATGCAGTAGGGTGTGGAACCATTTACAAATCTGCTGGCGAAGGTCGATCACCTCTTTACACCGCACCACCAAAGCAATGGGTTGGGCTGACGGAGCGCGAGGTTGAATTAATTGACGAGATGATTGAAACCCAACTCCTTCACGCTGAACGGTGTGACCATATGGCAAACAGCACTATGGCTCAAAAGCAAAAGGCGTGGGACTTGGAACGCGTTGAGCTACTACGCAAGCTAAAGGAGAAGAACACATGAACCAGCAAGAAGTATTGATGCTTGCAAAGACGATGGGCGTGATGATCTCTGGGAGGCCTGAGTTTGAGCAATCGGTTGCGAGGTTTGGCAAGCGAATCATCAAGCGCTTTAGACCGCTAACCAAAACGCAGAAGATTTACTTAGACGCGCTGGCTGAGCCTAAGTCACTGCAAAACCTAGCCAATCAGTTTGGCTGCACAACGCAGAATGCGCTCAAGATAATTAGGGCGTTAGAAGCTCGAAAGCTGATCTCGAAAGAGAAGTTATTTAAGCAACACGTTGGCGCTTGGTCTTACTTCTATCAAAGAAAATCATGAGCGGCGATCACAATCTCCACGACTCTATAAAGTGGAAATCCACGCAAACCGACAAGCAAACCAAGATCTTGAACTACCTCAAGAAACGCAAGACACCGGCGACGCTAAAACAGGTTTGCTTACAAGTCAAAATGGAAAAGAGGCCATGCGATCAAGCGCTCAGGCAGCTTGTGAACAAAGGATTCCTAAAAACATGGCTGACGATGGATACGTTTGTGAAAGAGCGCGTGTACGAGTTTGCAACCGACAAAGTGGCAGAAAAACCCGTGGTTAAACAAAAACCAAAGTTTCACAAAAGCAGAGTAACAACAGATCCAAGATTTTTTAACAATCCTTTCAACATAGGACAATGACATGAAAATAGAAGCAAAGATGCAGGAACACGACTGGGTAAACGTCTACTACGCGCACGAGATCATGATCGTGCCGCACTACAGCAAGAGAAAAACGTTCGTGCTTCCAGGCGGGCGTGAAGTCAAAGAACAGACGCTGATCGACAAAGGCTATAAGCCGGCAGTGTCTTACTTGTGGCCGAGGCCGGCTTGAAAACATATATAGCCGGTGAATCCAACTGGCGAACGCCGGAAGATGAAACGCCGCCGCGAGGGGTAAAGATGCTTTTACTTAACGCTGGTGGTGTTTGCGTGATCGGAACCTGGACAGATTGGGCTGTGGCATGGGCTCCGCTGCCCAAGGTTCCCGAGCATATAAAAACGATTCTTATGTCAAAGCATTTGAAAGGAATGCCATGATTTCAGAGATAAAACGAGACGAGACAATTAGGATGGCAAAAATTGCCAAACTGCCAACCTACTTTAAGACAGGCGAGCCGGTGAATCTGAAAGAGCTAGAGGATTTTGCTGAGCTTGTAAGGTTCAACGTAGGAGAAGCAAGGCTCAATCATTGTATTGAGCTTTTAGAGAAACGTGGTCATAAAGACGCAGCAGACCTACTTAGGGGCGAAGGATGATTCCATTTACTTTTCCAACGGCAAGACGAACAGACCCGCTGACCTCACATATGGCGGCAATAGACGCAAGGTTTAAGGCTAACAACCACAGGCGAATTGCTTTACTGGCCTTACTCGAACACGGCAACCTTACCGATTACGAACTAGCAGATAAAACAGGTCTACAGCAGAACAGTATCGGCAAGCGCAGGAAAGACTGTCAGGATGCGGGATTAGTAACGCATTACCGAGACGACGACGGGAACAAGGTAAAGCGACCCGCTCCATCTGGAAGCAAGGCTTATGTGTGGATGCTTACCGACCGCGGCGAAGAGCTAGCAAAGCAAATTAAGAGGGAACTATGAACATTAACGACATGGCAAGGCAAGCATTCCTAAACTCGCTGACAGAAAACCTAAGCGACTTCGACAAGCTCATGCTTCAGATGGACGAGCTGTGCGACATGGCTGAAGATCTAGCGGCACGAGCAAAACAGTTAGCCGACGAAGCAGAAGAACATCTTAGGAGGGCTCGCGGTGAGTGAATGGGACTCTGTAAAGGGTATCGTGGAGCCTTGGAGAAGGCTTACAGTCGAAGAAATGAAGGCTGTGGGTAGAAACCTACTCACAAAGCAAAACGAGGCTGAAATGCTCATATTTGCGACCAGAATCGAGGCTTATATTATGGCGTTGAATTCGTCAAGAAGTGGGAGTAAACTCAAAAAGTGACTCCTTCCCCTGTGAGTATTTGCCCTCTCCCCGAGGGCTTTTTTTGGAGCGCTTATGCCAGTTCCTAACGATGCGATGGTTGCCGAGGCTAAGAAAGGCTTGGCTTGGCGTGAAGAATTTGGGCGCGGTGGAACGGCCATAGGCGTAGCGCGAGCCCGAGACATCATCAACAAAGCCGATCTTCCGCAGCAAACGATCAGCCGGATGATTAGCTACTTTGCAAGGCACGAGGTTGATAAGCAGGGCGAGGGATGGTCTCCGGGCGAAGATGGTTATCCATCAGCAGGGCGTATAGCCTGGGCATTGTGGGGCGGCGACGCGGGAAAGAGTTGGGCGAACGCAAATAAGAAAGAGCAAGCGCAACCGCAAGAAGTCTATACACCGGGCAGATTCATTATGTGTCTGCTCCACGCCGTAACTAACGCTCATATTCTCCATTTGCAAAGCCAAAGCTATGCCCAACATAAAGCGCTCGGCAGCTTCTACGAGGATCTGGACGACTTAGTGGATTCCGTGGTTGAGCAGTGGCAGGGTCTAAATGGCAAGCTGATGAACTATCCCGTCGAGTACAGAGCGCCAGAGAGTACGGCTAAGTCTGAGCTAGAGTACATGCTGGCTTATGTCGCTGACTATAGAAGTTCGATGGGCGATGATTCAGCGATACAGAACGCAATAGACGAGATTGCAGCGCTTATGCAATCGACGCTCTACAAGCTGACGTTTCTTAAGTAATGCCGTACCGCAAGACAACAAAGGGATGGTTTTGGGGCAGTAAGGGACCATTCCCAACACTACAAAAAGCTCAAGCAGTAGCAAGAGCAGCATATGCTGGAGGTTATCGTGAGGATCGAGAAAGCATTAGAACATCTAGCCAACGAAAAGGATTTCATCTTCCAGGCCGTGTTCAACCAGGATGATGTGCCTTATTCGCTCTACTGTCTCCTTAACGCACTCATGGAGCGTGAACAGTTAGAGTCAATCACAAGGCATATGACTCGCAAAGAGTCGGATCTATTCCTAGACCTAGCCACATATTCATGCCACGTACACCCAAGCAGACAACCTGTCGGGAGTTAGGATGCGGCAATGCAAAAGTAAACCACTCCTACTTCTGCATTGAACACGGCGGAGCAAGAGCTCTTAAAAGTACAGCAGAGCGCAAGGCATTCAATACCAAGTACAGCAGCAAGCAATGGAAACAATTCAGACAGATACACCTGTCGAAATATCCGCTGTGCGCTAGATGCCAATCATTGGGAAAAATAACTCCGGCAAGCGATGTAGACCACATCATCCCGCATAAGATGAACGTGGATAAGTGGATGGGCAACCGCTTCCAAAGCCTGTGCCGGCCATGCCACTCCATCAAAACAGGTCTCGAAAAGCGCGGTATGGCTTATGATTTCACGACGGGCAAGGTTGCGGAGATTTCGATTGAGGAATGACTTAAAAAAAGTCGCACTGCTCCTCAG